ACCTGCCTTATCACAGTCTATCATAGCTTGTTTAGCCTGATCAGCTGCAGATCCTTGTATTAATCTATTAAGAGCTTTGTAAGTAAAAGCTCGTCTAATATTGTTACCATAGTTAGCTTTAGCCTCATTATAGTTCATAGCCTGGTTCATACCAAACGTAGCTGGCTCCCACTTATCAAATCTACATTTTCTACCTTTTATAGTTCTGATGAAACCAAACTTACTAGCTGATTGAGTTACAGCTGATGCTAATTTTTTTACAAATGGCACACGAGAATTATATTTGTTTAAAAGTATTTCAGCTTTATCTTTAGATATTCCTAATTCTTTAGATAACTTACCTTTACCCATACCATAGAATAAACCTAAGTTAATAGTTTTAGCTTGAGTTCTAGATATGCCAGCCATGTCTGCAACAATCTGGTGGAAGTCTGCTGATTCATCTTCATAAGCTTGTATAAACTCTTCAGAGCCATCTAACTTTTCTCCAATGCTAGCGGAATAATGAGCAACTAATCTTGGTTCTTGTTGTGAATAATCAAATGATCCCCATTGTCTACCTTCTTCAGGCAAGAATAAAGATCTAATCTTATTACCAAATTCTTTATTACGAGCTGGTATTTGTTGTAAGTTTGGATTTGCGTAAGACAAACGACCTGATACTGTCCCACCCTGGTCAGATCTTAATTGATTTATTTCAGAATGTATTCTACCCTTATGCACGTATCTTTGAATTGAATCAATAAATGTTGAATGAAATTTATTTATTTCTCTAGCTTCCCTTACCATTGCTGCAAGAGGATGATCACAATTTTGTAACCAATTAGTTGTAAAAGATGGTTCATCAGATTTAGCTGTTCGTGGATACTCTACTCCTAATCTATCAAAAGCTTTAGCAACACTTCTAGCCGCCCAAATATCTACATCTAAACTAGTCTCATCTTTAATTTTTTTAAGCACAGAATTTTCTTTTTGTTTAAACTCTTTTTTTAATTGTATAGCTTTGTATTCATCGACTCTAATACCTTGCCTTCTCATCTTAATTAATATTGGTAATAGCTCCATTTCCATTTCCCAAACATCATTTAAAGATTGTTTTTGTATTTCTGCCTTAAATCTGTGCCACAATCGTAATGTTAATCCAGCATCTTGTTCAGCGTAAAAGCCAACATAACCTGCTGGCATTTTCCATAAATCCTGTTTAGCGTCTATGCCCCACTCTTTAGCTTTTTCATTTAGGTATGTTTCGTTTTTTATTTCACCTAAATAATCTTTCGCACAAGCATTTAAAGAAAAGCTCCACCTATTTTCATCAATTAGAGCTGCTGTAATCATGGTATCAACTATCTTGCCATTAATTTCAAAACCATTCATTAATAACCAACCAACATCATAAGATGCATTATGAAATATTTTTGTGCTTGGCCTTTTTAATAAATCTACCATCCAAGCTGTTGTAACTGCAGAATCCATGTTGCCTCCAGCATCATGATGTATTGGAAAATACCATTGTTTACCAAGAGCAGCCACAGCAAAACCAACTATATGTCCTTTGCCTGTTGCCCAACCTGATCCTAATTTTTTAAGATCTGTATCCTTAGTTTCTAAGTCAATGGCTACTTCATTAGCTTCTCTAAGATCTGGATATTCAGAAGGAGCTACCCAATCTGAATCATTGTAAATAAAATTTAATTGATGACTCATGACATTAATTTAAAACTTTTTGTTTTATATTGATCTTTTATAAAACGTTTTGCGTCTTTTTTACTGAGAAAACATTTTTTTTGAAATAATTGTTCATTAAGTTTTGTTATAAATCTATCTAATTTAATAGTTTTTATTTTATCGTCATCGTAAACTATAAAAACATTTTTTTTCATTTCTTTTTCCTCTTGTGATTTTTTCCTGTATCTTGCATTTGTGCTATCATTGCAGACCAATTTTCAGTTGCTGCGTGTGAATCCTCTCCATGAATATCAATTACTTCTTCTTCGTAATCTCTCTCAATAATCATATCAATACAATGTTTAGCTTTTTGTAAATCTTTTTTACCACCCTTAAGTTTATGCCTTGTTATATACTTAATAGCTTCACCTTCAGGCCACGGTAAATTATTTTTTATTGAGTATTGTGCTGGTTGTATCTTAAAGGATTGATAGTGAGATCCACCCTCTTGTTTTTTAAAAACCGACATAGTTACTTTTATACAATTTATAGTATTTAGACAAGGGAAAATGATAAATGTGATTTGTTCCTAATAAATGTAAAGTGTTAATTGTTCTTGTAACACCAGTATACCAAACTCTTAATTCTTTGATTCTGTCAAATAAATTTTTTCTATCAAAGTGTGATGGAAAATTACACTTAGCTGATATTAATACGTTATCCGCTTCACCGCCTTTTACTTGGTGTATGGTGTCTATAATAATCTTAGCTTTATCATCTAAGTCTATTTCATTACTCATTAGTTTATTGAAATAAACTTTATCTTTATCTTTAAATTTTCTTTTAAAAGCATCTTGCCATGGCTGTTTTTCCTCAACCATACCACCTTGTAAATGTAACTCCTCAAAACTAAATACTTGTTTAGGATGTGCAAAGCTCCACTTCTTGCTGTCCGCTGATCGGTAGCCATGATCTATGTTTAATAAATAATTATAAACGTTACATGCCTCCTCTCTCGTAATAGAGCCACCATCACAAATTTTTTCCCAATCTTTTATTGCCTGCCATTGATTAGTATCGTATGACTTGTTACCTCTAACATCTTGAAAGTATAAACCCATCTTTCTAATTTCGTCTTGTAATTCTTTTTTAACATCATTTATTCTAGCTAAAACCAACCAAGATCCTTTCATATTCCATGGAACTTTTTTTAATGTGCTCCATTTATATATCTCTCCATCTTCTCCATTAGATGTAAATTCTTTTTCGATACGGTGTCCTTCCATACCGTTTAATAAACACTTAGAAAAGAAATGTACTTTTTTATTAAGTCTTCTAGATTTTTGTAAAATTTTTATAGTCCCTGGAAAAGTTTGAAAGAATGTAACATCAGCACCATTCCATTCGTAAATAGCTTGATCATCATCACCAGCTAAATAAACTTTGTCGGAGTTTAATGCTAACTTTACAACCATGTCCCACTGTAAAGGTGTAAGATCTTGTGCCTCATCCACCATTAAAATTTTAAATGGTATTGGTAATCCAACGTCTATATATTTTTGTACCATGTCTGTAAAATCTAAACGATCATTTTTAAATTTACCTGGCTCAGCTTCATATGTTTTGTAGTTTTCATAACCTGCTATGATAGATTTAAATTGTTGTAATCTAACTCTCTTTCTTGGTTCCTTCTTGTAAAGTTCAATTGGATCCATTTTAATATTTCTTGCTCTATCATAAATTTGTAAAGACCAATTGTTGTAAACTTTTTTATCATCCCAAGTTGGTTTGTAATTTAGTTTTACTGTTCCGTATTGTGTGTGAAACTGTAACATGTCAACTTTAGGATCAAGCACTGGTATTTCAGAAAACTGTTGCCTAGCTAAACTATGCAAGGTTCTAAAATATTTAAAATCTTCTTCATCGTAACCTTTGAATTCTTTTCTAACTCTATCTAAACATTCTTCGATAGCTTTGTTTGTAAATGATATGTAGCAAATCTCATCTGGTGATATACCAAGTTTTAAAAATCTTTTAACTCTTTTTAAAAGTCTGTGAGTTTTTCCTGTTCCAGGTGGACCAAAAAATTTAATTGTCTTCCCACGGAGTTTTAGTTTTATTGAATTTGACATTTTTGTTTTTGTGTTGTGTTTGTTTTGGTAACGTTGCAACCCAGTGCCTCGCTTGTGTACCTTGGAACTTCGCACTTTTAATACATCCTCCCCCCTGTAAAAACATAGTACAATCTTTTTCCGACCAGTTATACCCTTGTTTTTTCATAAATTGTCTGAATGTTTCTAGTTTAAATCTTATTTCATTTCCCTCTTGCCAAATGTTGTCATGTTCTATTTGATCAAACTCAGTAATGATATCTGTATCTTCAAAAAATTTAATTATTCTAGTATTAAATACTTCTTTTCTTTCCTCCTCGCCATCAAAACCCTCCATGTCTTGTTTGTTTGCTAAAAGCTCTTCAAGCCAATCTCTGTAAGGGTCAGGATCTCTTTTGGATGGTCTAAGCGGTCTCCAAACAATGTCATAGTTTAATAACCGTTCACCTAATAATTGTTGTTGATATAGTTGTTTGGTGTCAAGTTTTACCATTTTACCTTGTATAGGTAGCAACCAGTAAGGATCTGGATAAGAATTTACTTTAATTAATTTACCAACTTCTGGTATAGCTTCATTTAAACCAATACCAAACTTTCGTTTTGCACATTGTTGTGAGCCATTACAATACATTCTAGCTACTGATGTACCACATTTGTAAGAGTATTCGTGTTTTTCTACTTGAGATATTACTTTATTTAATTCTTTAGGATTAAGTGGTGGTACACATATTTCTTTATTAAGTTGTCTCATATGTTCATGCCAATAATCTTTATCATCATTTAATTTTTTAGCTAAGACACCAACATTGAACATAGCATCATTACGACCCTCGCCTTCTCTTATCTGATTTCTAATAAATTTATTTACACAATTAGGCCATTGTTTATTTTCTTTATCAGTAGCTGTTTTTAAATTTTCAAATTCTTTTTTAGTAATAATAAATTTTTTGGTGTATTCTAAATACTTTTCAAAGCTTAAACTATTAGCTTCATCATCCATAGCACATCTTGTTGCAAACTTTGCGTTATGATATGGAAGATTTACAAACTGTCCTTTTTGTTTATCATCCCAATTTTCAGGTGTTAGATCTACCGTATCTTGTGCAGGAAAAATATCTGTTGTGGTATCGTTAACACCAAGATCAGACGCAATGGCTATTAATTTTTTACGCATTAAACTTGCGTGCACAGTTTCAGATAAATGTAAAATTAAATGTAATCCGTTTGATTTAGACCTGTAAGGTATAAAAGGATACTTACGATCTCTAATCATTTTAATAAATTTTTTATGATCGATGTTATATCTATCAACATCTATTACTCCCCAAGAACATGTTGAATCATCTCTAATTGGTATAATGCCATACATCGATTTACCTTTTAAATGATCTAACCAATTGTCATCAGTAATAGGTACAGGATTAATCCAACTTTTATATTCTTCTTTACCCTTAGCATTTTTTTTGCCTAACGGTTTAGATTGACCGTGATAAGTGTGGGAGCCTTGGAACAGTTTTTTGAACTGCTCCAAGGTATGAGTGAAATCCATTTTTAGAATGGGGTTTTCGCTGCTTCTTCTTCTTGACCGTGTTTAACTTTCACTGTGCCACTCATTAGAGATTGTCTAAATTTGTAAGCTCTTGTTACAAGTGATTCGTTATCCACTAATCCTTTGGATATGATTTCCCAACCATACCATGAACCTAATTGGTTTTTTTCCAATACAGTTTTTAAAAGATATTTTTGGGTAAATGGAGCAGGTCTAAAAAAACCTTTACCATCTTTTTTTGGAACTTGCATTAAGTTCATCATAGAGTTCCACTTCTTAGATTTTTTTCTTTGAGTGGACTTCATGGTAATTAATGCTTCAGTAGCTGAATCATCATTTACAACTACAACAAAGTGTGATGCAGTTTCTTCTATGTAGTTTCCATTTTCTAATCTATCTTTACCATCATCACCTCTATTAGTTTTAGACATGATATCACTATCGGCTGGATAAATGTTTCTTGGTGCACTACTACCTTCTTGTCCTCTGTCCGCCCATTCTATGTATTCAAACTTATAATAAGCAGGGACAACCAGTATTCCTTTTGTACCGTCATACAGTGTATCTGTTACGGTATTGTAGATCATTCCTGGTTTTGCAGCTTCTATGTATTTAGAATCTCCAGCTGTAACTTGTGGTGACAACTGTCCTAAAATTTTTAGAAATGGTAACTGCAATGATTTGCTATCAATGTTTTCAAAACCTTGATCAGCAAATTTTTCTATATCTATAGTTGCTACAGCGTTCGTCTTTTTTGTAGCTACATCTTGTTTATTTGACATGTTACTCCTTCGTTTTTAGTTTTGCTTTATTAGCAATATAGATACCAAATAAATCAAACGGGAGTTCTTTTCCTTTTTCAACCTGCTCTCTAGCAAATGCTTTAAGAGTCATAGGTTCAACCTTTTGCTTTTGTAAATACTTAAATCCAAATTTTTCACAGACTTGTACTATTTCTGCAACTTGATTGTCTTGTCCTCTGTTAAAAGTAGCAGTGACTGTATTTTTAATTAAGTCACCAAAACCTTTTTCTCTAAGCCAAGAAAAAGCTTCATCAGTACGACTCTCAGGTATTCTTGCACCATAAAATGGTTTAACCTCAACTTGCGTACCATCTGCAAGTTTGATTGCGTTGACACCAGCTTCTTGCATTAGTTCTGGTATCTTACGTTCCTGATAATCTTTGTATTTAGCTTTCTTTAAGGATAAGGCTTCTTCTGCTTGTTCTATCTCGCCTTCAAGTTTTTTCATTTGATTACAAGCATCTGATATTGATTTAGTGCTTGCAGTATCAACCTCTAAATTTGAAAACTTTTCGATATCCATATCTGATTCGTTTAATAACAAAATATCTTGCTAAAGGCAATAATAAAATGTAAAAGAATTATGGATATGGGAAAT